TCCTATAAAGCAGAAAAGCCCCCGCTCTGGTTAGGGGAAGACCAGGACGGGGGTTTTCTATGTTCTATGGGGCTTGTAGCCCGTTTAAATAGGGTTTAGTTAGAGCCACGACCAAATTCTGTGGCTGATGGGTCTAACCACTTAAGAAGTGGTCCTGCAAGACCTGCTAGTGCTGCTGCACCTAGTTGCTTAGGGTCAGTAATTCCACTTACATACAATGCAACTGCTGCTGCTGCTGCTGCACGGAACCAAGATAGTGCTGCTTGCTTGAACTGTGGGTTCATTTATTGCTCCTTTATTTAGTATTGCTATGCACCCTACAACAGGTGCAAACTTCGGCACTGTATGCCTTTTTAGCAGGTATTGGCATCACCTTTGATACCACCTGATTAACAATCTTTGGTTGATTAAGCCACCAAAACCAAGGGCTTGTGTCCTTAGATAGTTCTGGCTTAATAGAAATATGAAGATGTTTATTGTGTGGGTTGGAACCTGTATAATTACGGTTGCCTTCTTTAGCACGAGGCTTTGACCAAATCTTTCCTTGGAAAATTAAATACTCAACTCGTGCATCTTCCTTTAACTTCTCAAATATCTCAGCGCAATCAATACCTTGCTTAGGGTCGTGTGTTAGGTCAACGGCAAGCCCTGTGTTGTGGTCTGAGTTAGGGCTGGCTTTTATATGAGCAGCACTTGGAAGCAATCCGTCTGAGGCTTTCTTCCGAAGTGGTTTCAATGCTGTTGCTTGGCGTAGCACGGCGAGCGCAGCAGGAGTTGCTTTATTAACTACGGGTTTCATTTACTATCCTCATCTTTCTTTTTACTTTTTAATCCATTGGCAGATACCAGTCCTGTTAATGTTCCAGTAAGAAATATAGTAAGGGTAGACACCAACTCTATAAAAGCAGCATCGTTAGGTGCTTGCTTCATTGGCTGTGTTACAAATACCAAAGCCCATAACAAAGCAAAAACTGAACCAGCAAATACAATTGCTAATATAATTCCGATAGTGACAATTAACCGAGCATGCAATTCTTCTGGACTAAATCTATTCCTTGCCATCAAACACCTCTGGTAATAAATCGGAGGAACATGTACCAGTTACTTTACATTGAGGAGGTTTGCACTCTGGCTTTTCCCAGTTTTCAAACTCTTGACATGGGTATCTAACCCAGCCTTGGTAACTGCAACCGCTAAGAGTTATTGCGAGAAAGAAGGATGCGATATATTTCTTCAACCTGTCGCTCCAATCTATCAATGGAATCTCGCAGACTTGAGCCACTGTTCGGGCGAAGTTCTTGTAAATAATTTTTAACCATCCACCGCACTGCTGCTGCAAGACTGCCTACTAAAGTTACAAGGGCTACTGCAAGTGCTGCCCAATCGGTAAGTGTCATTTTATACTGTCCTAATAGTTATCTCGAGTACTCCTCCAAAACCATCAAACCTTTTATCAGGCGGAGTCATACGGGTGAATGTGATTTGTTCAATAACTGCCTGCCGAGATTCGCCAGTAGTTAAGTCTTGCCAAGTGACTACGTCACCACTTTGTTCCAAGTCTTCTAATGTTTGAATTTTAGAAAAGGCTCTACCTTCATAACCAAACATAGAATTATATCTATCTGTTTCAATATCAAAACAGTAAACTGGAAAGCGCATCATGCGTTGACGTGGCGTAGCAATAGTAGCCTTTGCTTGGTAACCTTTAAAGATTGGACCTTTAGTATTGTCAGTTGCATCTCTAGTTAATATAAACTTATAAGCAAGATACTCTTGTGCTGTTTCTGGGCTAGATGTTGTTACTTCAATTGGGTCTACATCTGCACTATAAGCAAGGATTTCATACTCAGTACCAGCAGCAGTAACTGTTTCTAATGTTAAAGAACCATAATCAAAGTTACCACGACCTACTAAACGTTTAAAGTTTTTAGGTTCAAGGGTTCCATAACGAATGTTACCTGTAGTTATATATCCACTTGATATAAGATTTGCACCTTCAACATATGTATATCCAGCAATAGCCACTGTTCCAGTAGGAGATACGGCAGTAGATGATACGTTTGATGCAGTTTTTGCATAAGTAAATGTTGTTGATGTTGGTACATCTACTACTGTGTATTGACCATTGAATGTAGCGTCAACACCAGCCACCCAAATGACATTTCCAGCAGTTAAATTATGTGCAGTAGATGTAGTAAGTGTTGCTACATTTGAAGTTAATGCTTTATTAGACACTGCATACTCAGTTTTTGCAGCAGTACAAAAAGCAATTGTGTCTGTATTACCAAGGAAGGCTACGCCTGTGGTTGAGTGACCAGTTACTCCTGTGTAATAAAGGTCATTAGCATAGGCAAAACGTAAGTTTTCAATCTCAGCCCCAAGGTCTATACGAGAGATTCCTGGCTCTCCACCAACAGATGTGGCGCACCAAATGAATCTATCTCTACATGCAAAACCATAAACTGGTTGAGTTGTTTCAATAACTAAAGGACCATACTTAATTGAACCATCAGTATCAGATACATCTGCAATACGGACACCTTTGCTAGTGCCAATAGCCATGTAGCCACCATAGTATTTAATGGTATGAATAATTTCTCCTGCTGGCATTTCTGCAGCCACAACAGCAGAAGTTAAAGTAGGCAAAGCGCCAGCAGTTGATAAAGTAAATTTAAATATAGATGATTGAATGCCATTGTATCCAGAGATATATACCGCTGGTCCAGAGGATGTTATGCTTGTAAATATATAACCAGATGTTGGATGTGTATACAGTGCTGTAGGCAAAGAAGATGCTGAACTTGTAAATTCATATACTGCGTTATTAAAGCAAGCAATAATTCTTTCTTTTGCAAACTCCATTACTGCATTAGTAACAGTAGTTCCAGTTACATCAAACATTTTTGTACCAGCAGTTGATGAGTCAGCAGTTAATGCTTTTTTGTATACAGTTAGTTTAGTAGTACCACCAGATGTAACGTTGGTTACCCAATAGGCTGTTGTTCCATCATCACAAATGCCGTATACTTTGTAATCCGTTCCAGTATTATAATCAATAAAATGTGTTTCTGTACCAGCAGTACTAATTTTATCTACATCATATCCATCATGTAGCAATACACCATCAGTACTATTCCAACTAATTGGACGAATCTGTTGGAATGCACGACCATTAGAATCAATAGGGGCTGTAGTTATATGACTTGCAGTTACTTCATTAAGTAAAGTTACCTGTCCTTTGGTAAATACATCTACGCCCTTGCTATCTGCATAGCGGTTAAGCACAATTTCGCCAGATGTTGGGTCATAAAATTTAATGCCAGTCCCCTTATGAAAAGAAGACTGGCTACGAATCCACCAACCAGTAAGTGATTGCTCACCTGGTTCTTGTTGACTATCAAACTGTTCCTTTTTAAAGGGTGCTGTTTGACGGATGTATGGACGGTTGTCATTGATTGCATAAATAAATGGCACACCATTTAGCGCTACGTCATAGGCAATATCAGTGTTTTGCCAAATAGCATTTGATGCAACAACACCAATGTCAACTGCAATCGCTCTACTCGAACGACCTTCGGTAATATCACGACCAGCCACAATGCTCCTTTAAATAGAAAACCCCGCCTAAGCGGGGCTATTAATAATTATTATTACTTAAAGTACTGAATACTCAATCCAAGAAGTTGTTGCTTCATCCCATGTATATCGCTTGCCATCAGTTGGCATAGCAACTGGTGCTTCCCATAGGTATGTATCTTTATTTAAAGTCCAAGAAGGATATGGTTGTGGTGCAGCAAAGCCAACACCATCAAATGTATATCCGATACCTGCATAGTTTTTGTGAAGAGGCGTCTTACCATCTTTATGAACTCCACCAAAGGTATTATAAGAAGTTTGAACCCACTCACCACCTAAATTTTGTTCACACCAGTCTGGTCCGTCAGCCACAATCACTTGCGCAACAATTCCGTTTTCTATCTTTGCATAATGAGCCATTATTTATCCTTATCTTCTCCGTAGAGAGTTGCTGTATTTACTAATTTAACATCACGCTTTGTAACAATTCCGCCTTTTTCATCAAGTTGATTTTTGGCAGTTGTTTCATCATCTGTAATGATATGCACCAACATAACTACTTCATAACTGAAACATTTAGTTGGCTTTTCTTCTTTGATTTTTTTTACATTGTCTTTCATTTTATCCCCTTAGTTAAACTGCGTAACGAATAATAACAACACCTGAATCGCCTGGTCTATTGAAATCGCCGCCGCCACCAGTATTAACACCAGCAGCAGTTCCGCGTGTTCCGTTTGTGTTTCCTAAACCAGCACCACCACCAGCCCTTGCTATTGAACTACCTGTAATTGAAGATGAAACACCAACTCCGCCATTGCCACCAGTTACAGGTCCGCTACCAGTTGGGCTTGTTCCTGCCGCTCCAGCACCACCACCTCCACCGCCTTTATCATAACCATAGATAGCAGCGCCAGAAGCAGCACCATCATAACCTTGTCCAGTAGTGCCAGCACCACCATTGCCTGGGTCGGTGTAACTAGAGTTACCACCGCCACCAGAACCACCACTTGCACCAGCACGACCATCTGGAGAAGTGTTATTCCAACCACCACCTCCACCGCCTCCTGTTGATGTAATAGTTGTAAGACCACTACCAGAAATAGATGAATTAAATCCATTGTAAGTAGATGCAACTGCAACAGTTTGTGGATTTCTAGGACCACCAGCACCTACTGTTACTGTGTAAGCAGTTCCATTATTTAATGAAATTCTTGATTCGGCACTTGCTCCACGACCACTTGATTCACCGACAACAGATGAACGATAGCCACCTGCGCCACCACCCCCAACACCTCCGCCACCGCCACCTGCAATAACTAAGTACTCAACATTTGTGAGATTTTGGCTTGGAGTAAATGTTCCAGATTCATAAAATATGTGATACCAATAAACACCATTGGTGTTAATGTTTCCACCTGTTGCTTTAGCAGAAATTGTATTATTAGTGTAAAAAGTTCCTGATGAATTAAAAGTATGAATTGTATTGCCACCTGATGTAGTTACAGTTCCGCCGATTGCTCTTTGTGTAGTACCTGAGTAGCGAGCAATAACAATACCTGAGCCGCCGTTGCCACCTGTACCAACAGTGCTAGGTGTTGTATATCCACCACCACCACCTCCTGAACCAGTATTAGCAGTTGCGTTAGCGGCGGCTGTTGATGATGTGCTTCCATTACCACCACCAGCGCTTCCAGTTCCAGCAGTTCCACCATTGTATGTTCCACCACCACCGCCACCAGCGTAGGTAACAGATGAACCTGAAATTGCTACTGAAACACCTGCGCCACCATTACCAGCAGTATTTATGCTTCCATTACCTGCAACGCCAACAGCGCCAGCGCCACCGCCACCGCCTGCGGGGTCATTGCCGCCTACACCTGAACCTGCACCACCTGCATAACCTTGATTAGCCGTGCCAGCACCGCCAGCACTACCGTCTGAACCGCCACCACCTGAACCGCCAGTTGAACCAGTGGCTCCTGTTTGACCACCAGCACCACCGCCAGTAGAAGTAATTGTTGAAAATACAGAGTTAGCACCATTAGCACCATTAGCACCACCAGCACCAACGGTAACTATGTAGGCAGTGCCACTATTTAAAGTTAAAGCAGTTTCTAAAGAACCACCGCCACCAGTTGCAGTTACAGTTGAACGTAATCCACCAGCACCACCTCCACCAGCATAAGAATTTCCACCACCGCCACCGCCTGCAATAACAAGATAGTCAACAGTTAAAGATAATTGAGTAGAGCCATCCCAAAACTTGGAACTCTTAACGCCAGTAGAAATACTGGCTGTTGATAATTTACGAATTGCCATTGGCTATGCCTCCACTATATTTAACATTAAATTGCGTACCTTACTATAACAATACCTGAGCCACCGTTACCAGATGGTGCATTGTGGTTACCACCACCACCACCTGAACCTGTATTTACTGTACCTGAAATTGCTGCTGCTGCAGCGCTAGAGCCTTTACCTCCGCCACCAGAGCCACCATTGCCGCCAGCACCATTCCAACCAGAACCTCCGCCACCGCCTGCATAGTAGCCGCTAACACCAGTTGATGTTGCAGATGCCCAAGAAGAAACTGAATTAGAACCAACTCCACCTACACCAGCACCACCAGAACTTCCTGTGCCTGTTGCATTTCCTCCAGCACCACCTGCTCCACCTCCACCACCGCCAGCGCTATCGCTGTCAGTTGAATTAGCAGAACCTCCACCATATCCTTCTACTGGAGTATATCCACCAGCATTACCTGCAGAAGTTAAAGTAGATAAACTTTGAACTTTAGCGCCTGCTCCGCCACCTGAACCTCCTGTAGAACCTTGTGTATTTCCACTTCCAATTCCAGCAATACCACCGCCACCTCCACCAGTAGTAGAAAAACTATTAAATGAAGAATTGCTTCCATTATTTCCTTGTGTTGCTGTACTTGGTCCTACACCAGCACCACCTGCGCCTACAGTAACTGTATAGTTTTGTGCAGTAAGAGATTGTGATGTCGCTGTGCGGTATCCGCCAGCACCTGCACCACCTCCATAATAAATACCACCACCTGAGCCTCCACCAGCAACTACTAAGTAGTCAACAGTTAAAGATTCATTAGCAGTAAAAGTACCTGATGATGTAAATGTATGGTATTTGTAACCACCAGAAGTTGTTACTGTTCCACCAGTTGCTTTTTCAATAGTTGCTGACTGGTCCCAAAATTCGGTATACTTTGGCAACCCTTGTGCCACCGTTGATGTTTTAAATCTACTGATTGCCATAGTATTTTACTCCTAGTTTAATTAAGAAAGTTCTGAACCGAATGCTGAGAATGACATTGTTGCTGAAGATGCGTAAACTGTTACAACATCTGTAGTAGCAAGTGTAATTCCAAGCGTTAGTGCTGTTGTATCATTAGCAGCAATTGCTACATCGTATGCTACATAATGTTGAGCAGCCAATGTTGCGCCAGCGGGACGAACTGCAATACGGTATGTTCCAGCAGATGCTGCTTGGTTACATACAGTAATTGTAGATACTACCGCTGATGTTGATGATGGTACTGTGTATAGTGTTGTTGCGGTTGTAGCACTTGGGTTGGACTGTGCTAGAACCTTGTATGCTGTTGCCATTTATTTCCTCCTAGTTACATTCCACCCAGTAAAAATACTGTTGGTGTTGGGTCGGTTGTTATTGTTGCCCAGGAAGCAGATGTACCGTTAGTGGTCAAATACTTTCCTGAATTTCCTGTTTGTGAAGGCAAAGCATCTACGGTTGCCCATGATGCAGCACTTCCATTAGTTGTTAAATACTTGCCAGAGTGTGTGCTCTGAGTTGGAATTACATATACAGATGCGGTATCAAGGGCTACAGATACTGTGCCTGATGTTCCTCCACCTGATAATCCTGTTGAGGCTGTTACGCCTGAAATATCGCCTGCTTGGTTATCGGCATTGGTTCTTGCTTTTGACATTATGCTCCCATCAACATGAATGGATTAAAGCCAGCCTCTGCGGTAGCAGCCCACTTTAATCCTGAGGATTGTGTTGAATCCGCAGTAAGAACATAACCATTAGTTCCAACTGCTAATCTTCCAATTGTATCGCTTGCAGTTCCTACAAGTAAGTCACCTTTTGCATCTACAAGTGTTACTGTTAGAGCATTGGCAACGCTATATGGTGTCCAAGATAAAACCTCAGCCAAATCGTTAGCAGCAAGGGCTGGAGATAGTCCAGTAATAGTTGTTCCAGTAGATGCTGTGTAGTCAACATTGCGAACCAACAAAACACCATTTAGATATACCTGCTCATATCCAACTGTATAAGAAAGACTTACTGAGTTATCATCTGTTGAACTAAGTGTTGTTTCTCCGCCAGACATTGTCTTACTCCAGCGAGTAGATGATACTGCAGATGTAATTCCTTCCCATGCAGAAGTACCAGCATCCCATACCTGCATAGCACCAGTTGTGGTATTCCAATAAAGAGCACCAGCAACCAACGCATTGCCATCATTATCTGTAGATGGGGCAGATGCTTTTGCGCCTAAATAGCGGTCATCAAATGAATCATATGATGCAGCAGCAGCGGTAGCACTAGCGGCAGCAGCGGCTGCATCGGCAGCAACAGCAGTTCCAATTGCATCAGCATACGCTTTTGTAGCGGCATCTGTATTAACAGTTGGTGTACCTAGTCCTGTAATCTTGTTGGTTCCCATAGCAATAGCACCAGTCATGGTGCCACCTGCTAGTGGAAGCATTGTGTCTGCGTATGCCTTAGTTGCTGCATCTGTATTAGATGTAGGTGTTCCAAGACCAGTAACCTTATTTGTACCCATTGCAATATTGCCAGTCATAGTTCCACCAGCAAGTGCTAACTTAGTAGCAATAGAGTTTGTTACTGTTGTTGCAAAGTTGGCATCATCGCCAAGGGCTGCAGCCAATTCGTCAAGAGTATCAAGTGCACCAGGTGCTGCATTGATTACGTTATCTACTGCAGTCTTAACAAATGCAGTAGTAGCAACTTGAGTAGTATTTGTACCAGCAGATGCAGTAGGAGCAGCAGGTACACCTGTAAATGTAGGACTAGCAATTGGAGCATATGTGCTTGATGCTGTAGATGTGTTAAGTTTAGAATCAATTTGAGTCTGGATTGCTGAAGTTACGCCACCTAGATATCCAAGTTCAGTTGCAGATACTGTGGATGATGGAGCAATTTTTGTCCAATCAATTGCTGCAGATGAGTTTATATCAGCATTAACAATGGTGCTGTCAGCAATCATTGTAGATGTAACTGTACCTGTGTCTGCTGCAGTAATTGCAGTTCCAGAAATCTTAGTCTTATCAATAGCAGCAGATGCATTAATATCAGCATTGACAATAGTTCCATCTGCAATCATAGTTGAGGTAACAGTTCCAGTATCTCCTTGAGTTACCGCTGTTCCTGAAATCTTTGTAGAAGCAATGGCTGCAGATGCATTAATATCTGCGTTTACAATTGTGCCATCGGCTATCATTGTGCTTGTTACAGTTCCAGTATCGGCTGCCGTAATAGCAGTGCCTGTTATCTTTGCAGGCGCAATAGAACCAGCAAGCATTGTATTAGTTACTGTGCCTGTATCACCAGCGGTAATAGCAGTGCCTGAAATTTTTGTTTTATCTATAGCAGCACTAGAGTTAATATCAGCATTAACGATTGTCCCGTTAGCAATCATTGTGCTGGTTACTGTGCCAGTATCTGTAGTTTTAACTACATCGGCAATAGTAAGCCCGTGTGCTGTGGTTGTATTCTCAATGTGTGAGTTGGCTTCACGATAGTCACGACCAATTGCCATGTGGCGAACAACCGCACCAGCAGAGTGAGCCTGTCCAGTAGAACCATCAATACCACGGACAATTGTTAATGTATTAGTGCTTACCGCACTGACATCTACAATTTCTTCAAGCGCTGTATCTGGGTCAATAACTACTGTAAATAGTTCGCCAGCAGAGATGGTAATACCACCTAGCAAGCCTGAGCCAGAAACAACAGTAGCGCTTGTTCCTGATGATGTAAGAGCCGCTGACAATGTTGTCTGTTGTGAGCGGGATGAGTATTTGCGTGTTGTCATTTAGGTTCCTATCGGCGGGAGAAGTGAACTCTTGCAGGGTAATTCGTTTGCTGTGACTTTGTTTCTTCTTGAAGGCGCTGTACATATAAAGCATATAGTTGCTTAGTTGCTGTGCTAGAAGCACCGTATGGGCGTTTGCTATCTGTTTCATCAGCCTGAGGACTTGTCTGTGAAGCACGGGCTGGGTCAAGATATGTAAGCAAACGATATGAAGCACCAAGAACTACCACGTCACGAGTAGATTCTGGTAAACCAGTTGTTGTTGTATAAACATCTGAGTTGGTTGTGAATGGTACTGGGTTTGTAGCATAGACAACTTTTACTGTGCGACCAGCAATAGGGGCTTCGCCTAAAGTAATTGTTTGAACTATATCTGTTCCAGTTGTATATCCAAATGCTTCTGGATTAGCACTGGCATCAAAATCCCATCTACGCATTGGAATCCATTCTTTTGTTGGACCAATACTTTGCCAAGACACATAAAGAATATTACTAATATCTAGATTAGCAAATGCATAAGTAGATACTGCTGCATTAAAAGTAAAACTAGTTGTTTTAACAGCATACAAATTTGCGCCTAGTGCACGGATAGTATCGTTAATAGCACGCTTAACTACATGCCTTGGAAAGGTTGGGCTAATTATTACTCGTGCATCAGCAGCATGAGTGGCTGCAGTAGTGCCGTAAAATCCACGACCATAAGGAGCAATCGTTGCTGTATTGGCTACACGGTCATAACTATCCACATACATTAATTCTTCATCAATTTCAATAACACCCTTGCCAAGGTTTTCAGTAGTTGGCAATGTAAGAATTAGTGGAGAAGCGGATGTAGATGTAGTTGTAGTAACAGATGAACCAAGATAAGTTGAACGGTCTTGAGTAAATGTGTATCCAGATAGGTTAATTAAAACCTCATCAATCATATTGGCAAATGTAGTCATTAGGCGTTTATACTCCGTAACGCAGCAGGTGCTGCTAATCCAGTAGTCGAAGCAAGTTCATTGCAAATACCATCAATATCTTTAAATTTATCTCTAGTTCTAGCAGCCTCGGCTTTAATGTTAAGAGCACCTACAGTTGCAAGTCCAGTAGTGCCAGCCCAAGCATTGGCAGCACCTTGTTCGTCTAAACCAGTTGTGCCAGCAAGACGGTTAAGTTCTGCTGTAAGACTACTACCCGCTTTACCTAGTGCCATTGATTACTTCTTTCTGTGATGTTTTGGTAAAATAAGATTTGATTGCTTTTCTACTCCGCCAAAAAATGCGCCGTAGTAATGCTCATCAAATGAAAACCTTTTAATGTGTGGAACTGTTGCTCCAGTATCACACCAAACTTCTACCCCTGCCTTGCCACATAAGGCAAAGAAATAGATATCTTCACCTATAAATGTTTTTTCAGTTCCTGCTTCTGCAAACATAGCAACACCTGGAACTGCTTCAATAATTTTATCTACAATACTTCTATGCATTAAAACAAATCCCATGCCTGCTGCAGCAACCTGTATAAACTGGTCCTTAGGCAAAGGATGAATTGGTTTAATACCAATGGTTTCCCCAGACTCTACAAATTGAAATACTGTAGGCTCTGGAACCATTAGCGGTTCTTCTGGATTCTTAGTAGTAAAGTAAACACCAGTTACAATCGGGTGTTTGTCTTTATCTTTTTTATTCCATAATCTTAAAAATTTATCTGGGCTAATAACTACATCTGAGTCTACCCATAGTAGCCATTCGCTTTTATTCTGTTCATACCAATAACGAATAACATGTTCACGTTGTCTTGCTATCTGGTTGCCACCAGAACGGATAGTAGATTCAAACTTAACTCCTGATTCCAAGAGCACGTTTGCTACTCCGTGCATAAACTTTCCGTCTACATTACCGTTATCGCACCAAGCCAGTGAAACTGTTTCTTGCATTGTCCCCACCCTATCTATTTCTTTTTTGCTCTAGCGTTATCTACTAAATTTGGATATGGTCTGCCAGCCTTTTTAGCCATCGCTTTTGCTTTGGCTTTTTGTGCTAAAGTTAATGGAGTAGATTTTTTCTTTGGATTCTTTTTATCCCAAAATTCTTTCTTCATTACCATTTAACCTTATCTGCCCAATATGCAGCAGACATCTTGCCTTTGGCAATATTCTTTGCATGACGGGCTTTGAATGAACGTTGCCGTGCAGTTGGTTGTCTATCGCCAGTAACACCCTGTTGACCAAAACGAATTGTCTTAACCTTGTCACCTTCTTTAGCCACAACAACATGTGACTTCTTTGGATGATTAGGTGTGCGCTTTGGTTTATTAAAACCCGATACACCTGCTCGCTTTAATCGTGGGTCCATTGTTACCCCTTAACTTTCTTTAGTCTAGGATTTTTTTTCTTAGCAGCAGGGGAAGCCTTGCGGGCAGCCGAAGCAAGAATCGCACTTGCATTCTCCTTGCTGATTCCCTGCTTCTTCGCAATTCCCGCAGCAACTTTCTTGAACCCTGGATGCTTCTGTTTCATTAGCGTTGGCGTCCTTTAACATATTTACCGTTCTTATCAATTTGGTCGGATGAAGTACCCTTCTTCCCCTTTATGATTGCATTGATTGCTTCAACAACTTGGCGGTCTTGATTGTTGCCAGATGAGATAGCAGCACGCTTTGATGCGGCTTCATTGGCTGGACCACGGTTTTGATAATCAAACTGTGCGCCGAGTGAGGTGCCAATTGCAGTAGGAATATCTCTTGCTTCACGCAATGCGTTTCCTACATAGCCACCAACTCTTTGGATTGGACTTTTACGGGTAGCCATATTACTTCTTCTTACCCATTTTCTTCATGCCCTTTTTCATTTCCATCATCTTCTCAGATTTGGATTCCATCTTTTCGCCTGCCTTGTAAGCAGCCTTCTTTGCAGCAGCCTTACCTTTTGCTGTGTATGGGAACTTCTTTTTTCCTACCTGTGGCATTATATTTGTCCTATCTCTTTCATAACCTCGGCTACTTTATTGTTTATTTTTTCTGCTTTAGGCATAGTTTCCGAGTTGTATGCTGTGCCTAAAACTTCTGATGCTTCATGTGCTTGTTGAACATCTCTCATGGTAGTTCCTGCTGGACGCATACCTTGGTCTCTTGCATCTCTATAAGCCTGTAGTTCTGCATTCCATTTCTTATCTGGAATGTCTCTTTTAGCATCTCCAGCATTTACCTGAAGACCCATTACTTTGCATCCAAAACAATCGTCTAATGGTTCTGGATGTTCTTCCCAGTGATACGCCATCAATCCCCCTAGATTGCTGTGAAGTTTGCTTCTGTTACTCCAACTCCGCCTGCAATTAATGCAGCCTTAGTTGCTTCATTTACTGTGTGGTTATACCCACCACGATAAAACTCATCATAATCATCAAGAGAACTATCAATTGGATAGCGAACTTGTGTGTATGTTCCACCGCTTTTAGCAATGGAAATTCCTCTGTTGTCTTTGTAGAAATAATGTAAGCGGTGTCTACCAATTGGTCCTTCTCGGACTATTGGTGTTGTGAATATGTAATCTGCCATTGTTCTCCCTTAATGAACTTACTGATGAGGCTAGGTTTCCCTAGCCCCACCCGTCAATCAACTAAGCAATTGATGAACCTGATTCGATTCGATATAGAGCCTCTTCACGGTAGCGTGCAAAGCCAAGAACGCCATACCAACCCATTGGGCGATGACGCATCAACTTGTCAACTACTGGTCCGATTACTACATGTGGCTCTTCAGCAACTGCCTCAGCCAATGCTTGCTGTCCAGCAATAATTGTGCGGTAGTTACGTGCTGAAGAAGCACCATCGGTTGCATTGTAAAGACGTGCAGACTCTACGAAGTATGCACCTTCGTATGTTCCGATTTCTCCTGCCCAGATGCGGTCTTGTGCAGAACCGTATTGGTTAGGAAGAAGCCATCCTGCAGAGCCTGTCTCAGCACGAAGGTCGTGTGAAACTTCTGGGTGGATACCAGCCCAGTATAGGCTTCCCTTGCGAGCAATAGACTTGTTAGCACGCAACTTAGCAACAGCCTTGCGGATGTTTGCTGAAGATAGTGTTGCTGCTGCAGTAATTGTCGCAGTAGATGTTGCTGTTGAACCTGAGTAAATTACGTTGGTTCCTTGACGAAGTGTATTCATTGCAACCTGGTCGATAGAATCTGCAAGGTTGAACGCAATGATGTTTGCAATTGCAGGGTCTACATCGGCAAGTGAGAACAACTCAAGTGCACGAGTTACCAACACTGAGTTACCATACTCGTTAAGAGTAATAGTTACTGAGGTTGGTGTAGACATCGCTACTGCATCTGGGTCAGCATCTTCTGTGAGTGCTGAAGTTGCTGCTGAAAGGTCAACATAACGTTGTAGAACAACTGTTGAACCTGGGATTGATTGTTTTGCGGGACGCTTATCTGCGACAGAACGAATTAGGGGTTCTGAGCGGAGAGCGAACTCAAGAAGACGGTCATACGCCTTCTGGACTAGACCTGCTGCACCAGCGGTTCCTCCAAGAGAGGAAGACCCTGTAGATACGTAGGAGTTAGCCATTTTTTCACCTCCAAGTGAATTAGGAAACTATGATTAGTTTTGTGAGTTCAGGAAAGCAATCAACTCTTCCGCACTCTGTGCGTTATCAAGTCTTGCATTTAAATCCTGTGCTCGTTCAGGGGTCATAGCATTTTGAGTAATTACGTCTTGTTGACGTAGCGCCGCAAGGTCAATGTTTGTTTGCTCTTTATTCTGACCATTGTCAGATACTTGCAAGCCAAACAAGTCTGCGTTATCATCGAGCCAATTATTAACTGACTCCTCGTTAACGTCATCCAAATCCTTGAGGATTAGTCTTACTGCTTTTGCGTTGACGCCCTTCTTTTCTAGGACTTCTTTGACGGTTCTCTCACGCTGCACCTTGGATAAACCCTCAAGTTGCTCTGTAAGTTCTTTAATACGTTTCTCATCAGCACGCTTGGCTTTGCGTAACTTC